GGTTCTGAAGCTGATCCTACCTGCTAATGTCCGATGCAGACGGACGAGTCCAAGGACTTCAAGGAGAACGTATGGCCCCTGATCATCCGCCCCGCCCTGTCTGACTTGGAGGGTACGGCGCTGATCATTGGGACGCCGGAGCCGGGTGAGTCGGAGTTCCGCGACCAGTACAACTTGGGGTTGACTGGTGACCCTGAGTGGGCGTCATGGCACTTCACGACGCGAGACAACGAGCTTATTAACCCGAAGGAGATCGAGGCGGCTCGACGGACGCTGAGTACCGCGCACTTCGCCCAGGAATACGAGGCGTCATTCGACACGATGGGGGAGAACATCTTCAAAGAGTCGTGGCTGCTGTACTCGCCCGACAAGCCCAGACAGGGGACGACTTTCATCGCTGTGGACCCCGCTGGTTATGAGGCGGTGGCGGGTAACAAGAAGAAGCACCTGGATAACACTGCCATTGCCGTGGTGGTCGTGACAGATGATGGGAAGTGGTGGGTACAGAAGATCGACTATGGGCGATGGGACGTAAGAGAGACAGCGGTGCGGATACTGATGGCGATACGCACCCATAAGCCGATGATGGTGGGGGTGGAGCGAGGTGCGCTGGCTAGGGCGTTGATGCCGTACTTGAGCGACCTGATGAAGAAGAACTCTATATATGTGCACATTGAGCAGATACCCATCACCGGGTCGAAGGAAAATCGCATCACGTACAACCTTCAAGGGTTATTTGAGCATGGACGGATCACTTTGAACAGTCGGGAAGACTGGAAACAGTTCAAGAATGAGTATGTGAGCTTCCCGTCACCGAAAAGTCACGACGACTTGATAGATTCGCTCAGTTTGGTAGCCAATATGGTCAATAACTCCTATTTGAAGGATGCTGTGACTGAGGATATGGAGGTATTGGACGAGATTTGCGGATTCTAGGATAGTGGGTAGAATCCCGGTCAAATAGGAGAGTACCTAATGGACGGTTTCAGCAACAAGGGTGAGGTTATTAATCTGACCGACACCGCAGAACCCTCAGTGGTGGAACCGTCTGAGCAAGAGAAAGAGCTTGTCGCGTTCATTGTAGACCACACCGACAAGTGGCGGGAATACCGCGACCAGAACCATATGGACGACTGGAACCGCTACGAGCGAATCTGGCGGGGTCAGTGGGACCAGTCGGACAAGATGCGACAGTCGGAGCGCAGTCGGGTTATTTCACCAGCGACCCAACAAGCTATCGAGACTCGTCATGCTGAGATCGTTGAGGCGATCTTCGGACAGGGGGAATACTTCGACATTGAGGACGATCTGCGGGATCGACAGCCTCTGGACGTTGAAATGCTCAAGCGTCAGTTGCTGGAGGACTTTACTCAGGACAAAATCCGCAAATCCATCGACCAAGTGACACTGTTGGCTGAGATTTACGGCACAGGGATCGGTGAAATCGTCGTTTCCAAGGTCAAAGAGTACAAACCGATGACTGTCCCGATGGGTGGCGGCCAGGAAGCCTACGGAGCGGGTGAAAAAGAGCGAGTTTCGGTCAAAATCAACCCGATCAACCCCAAAAACTTCCTTTTTGACCCCAATGGAGTCGATGTGGACGACTGTATGGGGGTCGGAATCGAGAAATATGTCTCGATTCACAAGATCGCCGCTGGAATCGCCAACGGGAAGTACAAAAAGGTCGATATTTCGTCCATGTATGAGTCGGACGCCCTGGAACCGACCCAAGAATCGACAAATTTTGAGGATTCCAAGGTCAAATTGCTGACTTACTACGGTCTTGTGCCCCGCGAATACCTCGGAATTGGCGAAGAAGTCGAGGATGTTCTGGGCGAGTCGGAGTTTACGGACGGCGAGAATGAGGACTACGATGACATGGTGGAGGCGATTGTCGTCATCGCCAACGGCAGCATCCTTCTGAAAGCCGAAGAATCGCCGTATATGATGAAGGACCGCCCGATCCTGTCGTATCAGGCTGACACCATCCCAAATCGTCTGCTGGGTCGCGGTACTGCTGAAAAAGCGTTCAATATGCAGTCTGCTGTTGATGGCTCTATGCGCTCGCATATGGACGCTTTGGCGCTGACTGTTGCCCCAATGGTGGGCCTGGACGCCACCCGACTGCCTCGCGGTGCGAAGTTCGAGGTGAAGCCGGGTAAGGCGTTCCTGACCAACGGTGCTCCGAACGAGATCATTTTCCCGTTCAAGTTCGGCACCAATGATGGTCAGGCCATGACCACATCCAAAGAGTTCGAGCGCATGTTACTCATGGCGACCTCCACGGTGGACTCCGCTGGCGCGCCCACACAGGTGTCGCGTGACGCGGGTGGTATCGATATGGCAACCGCCACCATGATCAAGAAGTACAAGCGCGTACTGGTGAACTTCCAAGAGGATTTTCTGATCCCGTTCATCTACAAGGCGGCATGGCGGTTCATGCAGTTTGACCCGGAACGCTACCCCGCTGTGGATGTGAAGTTCATCCCCACTGCGACCCTTGGTATCGTTGCGCGGGAGTACGAGCAGAAGCAATTGGCGTTCCTGATCCAAACCCTTGGCGCGCAGTCCCCGCTGACCCCGATCCTGATGCAGAGCGTGGTCAAGAACAGCAGCCTGTCCAACCGCGAGGAAATGCTGGCACAGTTGCAGAAGGCGTCGCAGCCTGACCCGCAACAGCAACAGGTGCAGCAAGCGGCTGTCCAAGTGGAGCTGGCAGCAAAGCAGGCCGATATTCAGAAGGTTCAGGCTGAGACTGAGCAGATCAAGGTCAAGACACAACTTGCTCCGAGTGAGGTGCAGGCCAAGGTGGTGGCGGCACTCAGCAACAACCTCAACGAGGATGCAGAGGGTGCCGACTTCGAGCGTCGTGCTCGAATCGCTGAACTGATGCTCAAGGAGAAGGATATCGAGTCCAACCATGATATCGCCAAGATGCAGATGGCAGTCAAGAGCAGCGGCTCAACTAACCCATCGGTGCAGTGATGAAGAAGCTCTCGCAATCGTCTGTTGGGACCGGGGCGGGGACGCTACTCTACACTGTACCGAATGGGTACAAGACTGATGTTGAAAGTATCGACATTGCGAACACCACGGCGTCCCCATTACGAACAAATTATCTGAAATGGACCCAGTTCTTCAAAAATACTATGAGAATCGTCTAGCCATGACCTCATCCGAGGCATGGAAAGACCTGATGACTGACTTGGAAGGGATGATTACCGCGACGGACACGTTGTCCGGTGTCACCCCTGACACCCTGCGGTTCAAGCAGGGTGAGCTATCCATCATGCGCTGGTTGCAGTCCATCGCTGAAACATCCGAAGAAGCATACAAACAGTTGAAGGACGACGATGCGGACAATTCGTGACTTTCTTTGCTCTACTTGTGGCACCATTACCGAGAAGTTAGTGGACACTGACTTCCGCGCGATCGAGTGCCCTGAATGTCATGGCGATGCAGTTGAACAGCTTTCCATGCCAACGGTACGCCTGGAAGGTGTCACAGGTGCATTCCCTGGCGCACATGACCGATGGGCACGCATCCGAGAAGAAAATGCAAGGGTTAAATCAAAAAGAGAGTGAACACTTACTCTTTTTGTGCTATAACTGAGATACGTCCGTGGACAACTTGCACACAAGCCACGGTTTATTTAACCGACAACCCATTTGGGCCGGAGTGAGAAATGGCTGAAATTCAGGATTTGGAAAGTGAAATTGGTGAGATTGAAACTGTTGAGAAACAGCAATCTGAGGTACTAGCTGCCCCCGCACCGGAATTGCCCGAGAAGTATCGAGGCAAGACCATCGAGGAAGTGGTGAAAATGCACCGCGATGCCGAGGAACTAATCGCCCGTCAAGGTCGAGAAGTCGGGGAAGTGCGAAAACTGGCTGATGAACTGATCAAATCACAACTGACACCGAAAGCCGAACCAGAAAAGCCGAAGGAAGTTGATTTTTTTGAGAATCCTCAAGAGGCAATTCGACAGCAGATCGAAAGTAACCCGCGAGTGCTGGCAGCAGAGCAATATGCGAAGCAGGTGCAAGCGGAACAGTCTAGGCAACGATTGATGCAGATTCACCCTGACGTTCAGCAGATCGTCGGGGACGCTGGTTTCCAAGAATGGGTAAAAGCCAGCAAGGTCCGAACTCAACTGTTTCAACAGGCTGACAATTACGATGTAGACGCTGCTCACGAATTGATCTCTACCTACAAGGAATTGCGCGGAGTGCGTCAGAAGATGGTTGCTGAAGTGGACACCACTGCACGCGACAAGACACTGAAAGCCGCTGCGGTTGATACTGGTGGGTCTGGTGAGAGTTCGCAGAAGATTTTCCGTCGTGCTGATTTGATCCGTCTGAAAATGCGTGATCCTGCGAAGTATGAAGCTATGTCCGATGAGATCATGGCGGCGTACCAATCAGGTCGAGTTAAATGAACCAAATTAGGAGTTAATCATGGGCCTTGGCACCAATCAAGTAACCACAACGGTTGCAAACAACTTTATTCCGGAATTGTGGAGCGACGAGGTAATCGCCGTTTACAAGCAGAAACTCGTTCTGGCGAATCTGGTCACAAAGATCAGTTTCAAGGGTCGCAAGGGTGACACCCTGCACATCCCCGTCCCCGCACGCGGCAGCGCATCCTCCAAGGCTGCGAACACACAGGTGACTCTGATCGCCTCGACTAACAGTACCGTTGATGTGCTGATCGACAAGCACTACGAGTACAGCAAGCTGTACGAGGATATTGCCGAAATGCAGGCTCTGTCGTCCATGCGGAAGTTTTACACCGAAGACGCTGGCTACGCCTTGGCGAAGCAAGTGGACCAACACCTGCACCTACTGGGCGCGACCTTCAACGGTGGCGCACTGTCCGGTACTGGTACGACTTCCTACGAGAAGGCTGTGATCGGTGGTGACGGTTCCACTCTGTTCTCCGGTGCCACTCCCGGCAACGGTACGGCTCTGACCGATGCTGGTATTCGCAAGATGATCCAGACCCTCGAAGATTCCGACCTGTCCAGCGGTGAACTGTCTCTGGTGATCCCCCCTGTCGAAGCCAACGTGTTGCGTGGCATCTCTCGCTTCACTGAGCAGGCTTTCGTCGGTTCTGGCGATGTGATCAAGACTGGTCGCCTGGGTAACCTGTACGGCACTGAGGTGTTCGTGTCCACCAACTGCCCGTGGATCCACGTTGACAGCGGTACTTCGACGCAGTTCGTATCGTTCACCAGCACCACCCCCACCACCGGCACTGACGCCCTGGGCGAATCTGTGACGATCTCTGGCTCGATCACCAAGTATCGCGCTGGCATGATCCTGCACAAGGATGCCATGGCTCACGCTGAACAGCAGAGCATCCGCTCGCAGTCTCAGTACAAGCAAGAGTACCTGGGTACTCTGGTTACTTCTGACACCGTGTACGGCGTAAAAGAGCTCCGGGGTTACGCGGCCTTGGCTTTCGTTGTTCCAAGTTAACGCTTGACAACTTAGCTCGTTGGTTCAATAATCCTCCTACCGTAACAAGTAGGAGGATTTATGAAGACATGTTCCAGGTGTGGAGTTGAAAAACCCCTAGATGATTTCGCTAAATCTGCTGCAAAGAAGGACGGTAGAACTTACTCATGTAAGGCTTGCATCGAGAAAGGCAGGAAGGAAAGACTTGCTGCCGATCCTGAAAGAGTCAAACTCTTGCGAGAAAGAGACGCTGCCAGGAAACGCGAGAAATCTGCTGAAATTTATCGAAGGATAAAAGAACGCAAGGAGATCGACGCGGAGTACGCTGAGAGACTGAAAAGTTATGCTCAAAAGTACGCTGAGAAGAATCGCGAAAAAGAGTTAAAACGTGGAAGGGAGTATCGTCTTAACATTACAGCAGATGCTGATGCACGTGAAGAACGAAATGCGTACATGCGCGAATGGACAGCAAGGCATAGTGAGCGTATAAACATTGCACGCAGGGAAAAATTGAAAAATGATCCTGAATATGCCAAGCGTGTCAGAGAGAATGCGAGACTTAGACATGCGGCTAATCCTGAGCGCAAACGATCTTTACAGTTGAAGACTAACTACGGAATCACACTGGACGACTATCGTTCGATGTATCAGGAGCAGGAAGGAAAATGTGCAATTTGCGGCACGTCCTGCCCAGATCATGGGAAGATGGGGCTTGTAGTAGATCATTGTCATAAGAATGGTCATGTCCGCAAGTTGCTCTGCACGCACTGCAACAAAGGACTAGGACAGTTCAAAGAAGACCCTGATCTATTGCAAAAATCAATAGAATACCTGAAAGAAAGAGGTCAATCATGACAGTAATTCAAGGCAAGCAGCAACTACCCGGTCTGTTCAACGAAATGTGGATGGTCACTGAGACTGTCAACTTCGGCAACGCAGCAACCGGCTCCGGCACTTTCGCATCGGTCGATGTGACTGTACCCAACGTGGCACTCGGCGACATTGTGATGGGTGTTAGTATGGGTGTTGACACCGTTGACGCAGTGGTTGCTGGTGCAGTGACTGCCGCAAACACGGTCACTCTGACCCTGCTCAACAACACCACTGGTGCTGTTGATCTCGCGTCCACGACTTGCAAGTTCATTGTCGGGCGTCCGACTTGGTAAACCAACAGCCCCGCTAAGGCGGGGTTTATTTCATGGTAATTTTTCGATGCAATCGCTCCGGTAACACTGTCTCGTTCGTCAATGAGGGGGACATTAAGGGGCTGCGTGCTCACGAGGGATATACTGAGGTGACAGATGCTGAAAGCCCCGAAACCATCGAAGACCAACCGTGGGCGTCGTCCGTCCAAGAAGTGCTGACGGTTAAGCGCAAGGGTAGACCGCCAAAAGTTGTTCAGGAGTAAATCATGGCTAGTGATTGGCAATACTACCTATCGCAGAACCCCGACCTTACAGCTGCCGGTATCACTGATGAAGCAGGCGCATTGGCGCACTGGAATACCTACGGTAAAAATGAAGGACGGCAGTGGAGTGATCCGAACAAGGATGCGTTGCAGATGTCGGGTATGCTTAGTTCATCCTCTCAACCGCCAGGTGGGATGAACATCAATGGGACGTATGTAACGGACCAGCAGATCAAAGATTTCTACGCCAGCGGTGGCGATGACAATCAATTCGCGCAAAAGCTAGGTATCACAGACCCATGGCAGCGTCGTGACTTGATCTTGCAAGCGCGGCAGATCGCAGGTCCTGGCACGATGGGTGGAGATGCCGGACTGCAACGGTACTTTGAACAGTATCGTCAATACAACCCCAACGGTGCCAATGCCAACAACTACCAGGCATGGGTTGCAAGCCAGAATCCTGACACGCTGAACGCAATGCGTGCTGGTACGTTCACTGGCGCTGCATCTTCGCCTACTGATTGGCAACCTGGTGGCATATACGCCCCTGGAACCGGCCACGATTACAGCTTCGAGCAGGGTCGTACAGGAATGGGTGCCCATGGCACGGGTGACGCATGGAATGCATGGACTGGGGCATTTGGCGAGACTGGTGGCGCTCAAACATCGAAGCCGATGTATGTCGATGCGAATGGCGCATTGCGTTATGGGTCATCCCCAACAGGCACACAGTCTGTAGCATCACCGCCTGGATTGATGGCATCGATGCAAGGTGAGAAGGTAACTCCAAACAGGACAACCGGCGGGCCGCAAATACATCCCAAAAATCGTGGTGGGTATGCAGCATCTGATGCTGTCGGTAGTGGTGGCAGTGGTGGGTCAGCTCCGCCCGGAATGGTCATTGGTGGTACGCAATACACTGGCGACCAGATCAAGCAATGGTTGGCTGGAAAGTCACAGGATGAGGTTAAAGCCCAGGCCAAATCGTTTGGAATGACGCCAACGCAAGTACAACAGGCGCTTGCGTTCGGTGGCATGAACTACACACCTCAGCAAATCGAAGCATTCATGGGAGCGCCAGCGACTTCTGCAGGTGCCCCGAAATCATACGCTGAATATGAGGCATTGATTAAGCCTGAAATGCTCGATGCGCAGGGGCGGTTTCTTGGGCCAAATTCCGGTGTGAACTACCAGGCAGAGGGGATGACGCCACAGCAGTTCTACGACTTCATGAATGAGCAGGTTGGCGACCCCAATGCGCGTGATGGAGCTGATGCTGGGCCCCGTGCAAGGGGCGTAGCAGACCCGCGCTGGCAAGAAGGAGTCGTATCTACAGCGAACGGACTACTCGGCAATTGGGGGGTGCCGCTTGCGATGATATCGGCCCCGTTTGTTGCTGGCGCTCTTGGTTACGGTGCTGCAACTGGTGCAACTGGTGCAACTGGCACGGGCGCTGTGACGTCACCAGTTGTAGGTGGTACCGCTGGTATCACAACATCGACGCTCGCACCTCTTGGCGGTGCCACTGGTGCCGCATCAACCGGGCTCGGTGCAGCAGGTACTGGTCTGCTGACATCGGGGACCGGTACGGCAGGAAC